ACCATCAACATCTAATGAATCAGATTGTAGTTCACCTATGATATCTACACCATCAGCTTTTGTTTCTAATTTTTTAACTCCGTTATGATATAAATCGACTGCACCATCTTTTGTTCCAACGACCATATCCTCAGACCCGGCCATCATCTTAACACTTGAACCATTAGTTCTAAGTATTAAATTTCCTTCAGCTATATCATCAAGATAACTATTTGTTCCGTCATGGAATACTTGTAGGTTACCATTAGCACCATCACCAATAATAATTTTTTCGTCATCTCCTAATTGAATATCTTTAAAGAAAGTTGTTTTAGTGGTTGAAACCAATATAGGAATATCATTACCTGACCCAGCACCAATAGCAAGGCCACCCATCATTTGAGTAAATTTAGCATATTGTGTTCCACCATCTTTTAATATAACATCACCGCCATCAGCATCTAATTTAATATCGTCTGAAGCATCTATTGTAAAGTCTCCCGTTACATTAACAGTAAAAGCTGACCCTGAATCTATAGATTTATTTGATGCATCAAACACAGCATCTATTTCATTAACAGCACTAACTAAACTATTCTTTGCAGTTGTGGTTAAACTTGCCGGTGTTCCAATATCTGTATCTAATTGAACTAATGCACCAGTAATAGTATTATTGCCTGAAGCAATACTATTAATATTAACATTACCTATTTGTGTTTCGTGTTCGGCTATAGCACTACTAACTGTTGAAGCAGTAGTACCCATAGCTCCTGCAGTGATAGTACCTAGTTCAGCATCGTGTTCGTTTATCGCACTTTGAAGCGTTGTTGCTGTAGTGGTTAAACTTTCTACTGAACCTATATCACCTTGTAATTCATTCAATGCATCAACTAAGTTTGCACTGAATATTTTTATGTCATCATTTGCACTAGCCGGAGTATTAAGTTCGATGGCATTTCCGTAAGCTGTGTCATATGAGACAAGTGAACCTGAGAATTTTGCAACTGCAATTGCAGTGTTGTTATCAGGGAACCTTAAAACTTGAGTAGCATTAAAAGAACCCGTAGTTGATTTAAATAATAATTGTGTAGCTGATGCATGTAATACAGTACCACTAAATCCACCTGATTGATTTAAGACAGTGCCTTCAGTTACTTCTGAAACATCTGGAGCTCCAGTAAGATTTAACCTTGCTGCCAATGTAGCAACATGGAATCCACCAGCACTTAAGTCTTGATTTAATTCTACATTATTTTTATATACTCTTACTACACCAACTGAGAATCCTTCAGAATGTATTCTATCATGATTAGCTGCAGCAATAGTATTTGAACTATTATCTGTTATATCTTGTGTACTATCATATGCACCACTTGTATTGGTTAAAAGAATCTTTTCATTTGTACTTGTAACTACAGTAGCACCAAATCCACCACTTTGTGATATTGTTGCACCAGCGGCAAATCCTGTTAATGAAGAAACATCATTCAGTATTAAATAGCCAGAATTGTTATCTAGAGATTCTTCTGGTTTAATTTCAAATCTGATTGTTTTAGAATTATCATCATTACCAAAGAACCTTAGTGAACCAGCTGATACATCTACAAGGTTATATATTTTATCATTAAACTGACCACCTAATTGTTCATTATCACCAAGGTGTAAAGATATCTCGTTAGACTTCTGCCTAAATTGTTCTAGGGTATTACTTTTTACTATTCTTGTTTCTTTATTAGCTGCCATTATCCTTTACTTAGTCCTTTTAATAGTTTCTTTATTTCATTAATATCATTTTGCATCTTTGCAATTTGATCATTTTGTTCTTTTAGCAATTGCTTCTGAATTCTTCGAGCTTCAAATACATTACTATTAGTATTTATAATAGCTTTAGTATTTGTATCTTTTTCAAACCCTTCTAATTCTTTTATTTTTTTCTTTGCCATATTTATCCTATGTAGCACATATTGCTCTGAAGTCCTTAACCCTTGGTACTAAACTCGAATTAGTAGACATAAGAACTATCTTGATCTGAATAGTACTAAAACTCTTATTACTTAATGTAGATTCTATAACATCGTATCTAACTTCACTAAATCCACTTTCATTTACTGGAATATCTTGAGTAGGAGTTGCTTCAATAAATGCTTTATCATTTATATCTCCACTTTCACCACCTTCTAAAATTCTATAGAATAGTTTTATATCTCCAGCACCAGGTTTATTAGCATCAAAGAATACTGTAAATGAATCTGCTTCTTCTGCCAACTCTACCTTTCTTGTAATATATCTGCATAACTCTGTACCACCTCTTGCTGATGTTTCTACTACACTAGTTGACTTACCAACAATATTTTGTATTGTATGTAATGATAATCTGTTCATATCAATTACAGGAGATAGTGCTTCATTAGTAGAAGTCATTGTTGCTGTAATCTCTACTGACCCTGCAGTAATATCTGAAATGTTAGATTCATTTAATGGTGAAGCAATTAGCTTTGGTGATCTAAAGAAATAATTTCTATTTGGTAACATTGGGAAAGCATCAGATACAGTAGCACCACCATAAGCAGCTTCCGAGCCATCAACACTTGTACCATTTACCATTCTAGTAGAGAATGTAATCTGTGTTCCTGGTAATTGTAAATTTTGAATTACTGGGTACATAACATTTACTAATCTATTCTCACTTGCTGTTACTGTTAAACCACCACCGGCTCCAGTAGCACTTGCAGTATCAGAATTCTTTGCAGTAATTTGATAACTATTATGTGTTACATTACTAATAGCAAAGTTACCTTCTAGGTTAGCATGTGATATACCATTTACGTCTGCACTACCACTTAATGCTAATGTTACATCAGCTCCAGTTTCATACATGCCATGATTAGGATGGTTAACAGTTACTACTGCACTACCACTTGTTGTTGTAAATGGATTACTTGGTAATTGTCTTACAGGTATCGCATCGTTTATAAATGTTATTGTATTTGTTTGTCCTGTCTTAAATGATGCTCTATGTAATTTAAATTTTAAATCTTTGCTTTGTTCTGGAGTCCATGTTGAAGCATTTTGAGAACTAAAGAATACACCACCATAAGGTTGTTTTACTATTCTATATTCTGCATTGGTTAAATCTTGTTTACCCATTTCAGCAACATATACTTCATAATTATCACATTGAGAAGTAATAACAATCGCATATTCTGTATCTTGTGGTAAATATACAGGATAATCAAAAGCAAAATTAGTTGCAGTTCCTGCATTTGCATTTGCAAAATTGGATACAGTAGTACTTGCTTGAGTAGCAATATCTGTTGGATATAATATTTTATCAGCACCTGGTACAATCTTTTGAGTAGGTATACCATTTTCTACAGACCTTATACTTACTCTTACCGGTATAGCAGTATCTATTTTCTTAAAGAATAAATCTACTGACTTAACAAATATACCACCATCTTTATCAACTAAGAATGTTTCAGCAAGTGGATCTACCCATGTAGTTGTATTTACTGTTCTGTCTTCAACTAATTCTGTCTGAACTAATCTTGGTACTTTAGTTGATATGATTGTTTCTTCTACTGATTCTATTAGACCCTGTGCAGCGTATTGAGCTTCTGCAAATGTTGTTTCTGTATTTTTATTATTTGTACTACTATCTGATAATCTAAATTCTCTAAAGCCAGTAGCAAATTTTAAAACATCGTTCCTTGGTATAACAAATGATCCTGATAGTTTACCAGATGTATCTGTTGTTAAATTACCAGCTGTGCTCGGATGACTTGTTTCACCTTCATGAGTTACTACATTTGTTTGGTCAGAGAATTCAAATGGATTTGAATTACTAAATGTTTCTCCTCTTACATAACTAGATACATCAACACCATCAAAGAATGCATGCACTCTTGTTTCAGGTTTCATCAATTGAGCTTTAAAGTTTATTTCTCTTGACCTAATAAATGGTACAAAGTTAATCTCTACAACTCTTTGGCCTGTTGACCTTTCTACTGTATCAAAAGTTAATTCTGTATTAAGACCTGTTCTTGACTGATGTTGTGTTTCAGTAATAGTTCTTGCATTTCTATTGAAGTTACCAAAACGTCTCCACCATATATCTTCATCTTCGACATCTCTGATTCCTCTTTCATTTATTTCAGAACCTGTCCAATTTGTTTGCCACTCATTCCATACCGTTCCAAGAATACCTTGTTCTTCTACCATTTCTCTAAATTGATCGTATGCGTCTGAATCATCTACAATGATTTGTGGTCTTACATCTGTTTCTTTCCATTCATCTGAATCTGGAGATAGCTCTATCATACCACCCCATGTAAATACATTATAAGGGTTTACGTTAGAAGCAAAAGATGAGTATGGTTGGTCTACAAATACCTTATCAGTACTTTCCATTTCCATAGTAATTACTGAACTGTTCTTTACACAGTTACCTGCATCACCAGACTTTCTAATTAAGTTAACATTTCTTTCATCAAACTTTGGTCTTAATAAACCATTTGATTTATCAATAGCAGAAGAGTAATCTGGATTAGATACATCTGCAACTCCATGACCTCTAAAGCCATCAACTATAAATCCATTTTTACTTCTAAGATTGGCACCATCGAATAATGGTACGTCAGCTGCGGATTGTTCTAATAAAGATAGTGATGTATAATATTCTAAGTTTTTAATTCTTTTATCGAGATGACCAATATCTTTCATAGTGTATCTTCTATTATCAATAATCTCTGGTTTAATTTCATTTAGATTTGAAACATATGCACCTAGTTTTAAATCATATATACCCATACTATCACTTGGTGATTGTGGCGCTTTAGGATTTAAATCTGATATACCTTTTTCAATTTTATAATTGCCTTCTCTAGTTACATATAGTTTATCAACCCTTGGCATGTAATGGCTAAGCTGAGAAGTTGTAGCTGAATTAGGTTTAGGAGCTCTAGCATTTCTACCACCAGTCCCTGTAAAGTTATCAGCTGCATCAGCTTTCCTTGGTCTGAAATCAATAGCATCTCTTAGTTTGATTGGACCATATGAAGAATTAAATACTGGTATTTCATCATATGTAGTATTAGTATCATTTCTATATGAGTTTACAGTGAAGTAATCTCCTGTACCATGTTGCCAATATTTAAAAGCTACTGTGATTGCGCCAGGATCTGCAAATCCTGGTTTAAGAATAATTCTACCTTTATCATAAAAGTTATCTCTTTGACCGTCATCTAATATAAACCTATCTGTAATGATTGTATTATTAGAATCTTTAACTTCTGTTAATTCTGCGATATCAGCTTTACTTAAATTATATATTCCATTTGTAAGTGAACCGCTTTGGCCAGTAACTGTTAATTTCTCTTTAGTATTAGGTGCTAAGTTAACTTGAACATCAGCCATTATTTTTAATCTAGTAGATCCTGGTGTACCACCTGCATCTGTAATTGTTAAACTTGTTGCTCCGTCTGTACCTGTAATAGTTGGAGTAACATCGATTACACCTGTACCTAATGATGCTGTAACACTAGAAACATTTACAAAAGTTTCATTTGTTGTATCATCTACTGATATTTGTCCATTGTTTGTTGTTTCAAATTTTTGTTTTACAATATATGATATATCATATGAAGACGTTTCTGAACCATCATTTGAGTTAAATGTTTTAAGTGTATACACTGATTCGGCTGGAAGCTTAAATACTAATCCATTATTACCTACATCAAATAAATTACCAGCACTTGATAAATCACCAATAAAGTTTTGGGTAGTACCAGATTGATTCACTGATCTTACTGCACTAAATACATTAGAGCCTGACATATTAATATCAAATATGTATAACCTTAATTCACCACTTACGTATTCTAATGACCTAGCTCTTGCAGTACCAATAACACTACCGCCTTGTCCAGTAGCATTATGTAAATCTATTGTAGTAAATGTATTAACATCAGGCATACCTTTAACAGTACTTGCAGTTAGTTTAACATAATTACCTACAGGTATACTTGTTGTTGAGTTAGCGATAGTAGCAACATCTCCAGTTAAACTTCTTGGTTTTTCTACTGTAACTGCTCTAATAATATTTGTTGAAACTCTATGGCCTTTTACATATGCTGTATTTTTTTCTACGAGTACAACTAACCTATCTTTACCAAATGATATAGCACCTGCATTATCTGATGCATCTCCATCTGCAATAATTTGTTCTTTAGTTTTATAACCATTATTTGTAGTATCATTTAAATATTCTTTAATAGTAATTTGATATGGCTCAACACTATAGTCTCCACTTTCCTCAAATGTTCTTTGTGCTAATCTAGTAGTTAATTCTGTACCTAATGTTTTATCAGTTTCATCTATAAAAGGAATACCAGACTTAACTGTCATTAAGCTAATGTAATGATCTTCACCTAAAGTACTACTTGCTCTGGTTGTTAAACCAGCAGGGTCTGCATCTGTAATAGCTTGTTTAATTAACTGTGTACTAATCTTATATCTTAATGCACCAGGTGCAGCGGCATTTGGAGTACCTGAAGCATTATCTAATAGTGAAGTATCTGCCGCAGATTCGATATCAGCTTCAGTAACTTTTAAAGCAACTATATAATCGGTATGTGTTTGATACTTATCTAATATTAATGAACTGCCTGCTACATATACAAAGTTACCAGCAATAAAATAAACACCTTCTTCAATATTAACTATAACGCCTTTTCCTGTTGGCACATCTGAAGATGGTTTTACTTTAGCATATTCTACAACACCAGATGTTGTTCTGATTTCTTCATCAGCACTAAATGTTGAAATAGTATTTGCAGCTCCACCAGAACCACCTTTTTTTGTATATACAATATATAATGTTGCAGGGTCTTCGCCTGATACTTCTTGTACAGCCTGTAATACTCTAGCCTCTACACCAGTAGTATCACCACGAATTGTTTTACCAACATAATTAGCTAAGTTAGTATTAGTTTGTTGTGTTCCAGTAATAGAGTTATCACTATGAACAAATGTTGATTGTACTTTTAAGAATTCATACTCATTATTAAGAGTTACTTTACCATCTATAACTCTTGAACCATCTTTAAAATTATATTGACCAAATCTATCTATTTGAGCTTGTAAGAGAGTTTGCATTTGTGTAAGCTCTCTTGCTTGGACTGCATGTCCTGGTCTAAATAGAATACGATGAAAGTTTTTTGACTCAGCAAAATCATCAAGTGTATAATTATTAAAATTTGTTTTTATTACTGTTGTCGCCATAAATATTTCCTATTATTAAAATTCTATAATAACTTTAATGTCTTCAATTTGTGTTTCGTTTCTACTGATTGGTGCTCTATTCTCTAAGAATAACATTTCACCAGATCTTCTATCTACACCGGTACTTGATACAACATTTGCATTAGACGATTCTAATACTAAAGCTGTACTTGTTGTTTGTCCTGTGATAGTTTCGCCATTATCAAATGGTTCAAAACCTGTCTTATCATTTTGATGATAATAAACTATTCCATTAGTTGTATCCACTTCTGTTACAAATGCAGTAGGTGTATTACCACTACCACCAACAATCACTTCATCTACTTGTAGGTTAGCAATTGTACCAGATGCTACATCTAAACCACTCATTGGTTTAATTACATCTGCAGTAGCAGCAGCACCACCATAAGCAGAAGCGTTATGTAGTTGAGGATCTTTTAATAACATAATTTGTCTAAAGTCATTACCTGTAGTAATATCATCTCCTGAAGAATTATCGAGTTTAGCATTAAGTGCTATAAAGAATGATCCTAGTTCTCTTATAGGGTCTACACCGTGTCCTTGCTTGGGAGAAAGAATAACTCTTGCTTGAGCAACTGTATCTGGAGTACCGCCTGAAAAACTAATCTTAGCTACTCTATAATCTGTTCCTTTATCTGTTAAAGCAATTGCTGATACTGTTTGAGATCCACCTGACCCAGCCATTGTTACTTGAGCAGCTTGAACATCAGCACCACTTCCGTCTCCAGAAATAGTAACCGTTGGTTTACTGTCATAACCAGAACCACCACTAATAACATGTATTCTTTCAATGCCACCAGCCTTTGCATGTTCTTTTGATGCTTTTTGGTTTAAGTACTGAGCGTAATCACCTTCTGATAAAGCATTCTCTGCTGCAGTATCATTTGCATATGCTAAGGAAACTGTCTTAACAGGCATATATGATGTTGTGAGAAACTTCTCAGCATCTGCTGTTGCTACTGTATACATGTATTTCCAAATATAACCATCTGACTCTGGAGTCGGAGCTGTTAATGTTTGTACTGGTTGTATTGTTGATGCAGAACCAGGTGAGAATATACATTTATATACTTTAAACTCTGATGTGATTACATAAAACTTTTTATCAAAGATATTAGGATCATTAGAATCCCAATCGTCGTATGTTGTACCTGAAGACCAGTCATACCTGGTCACTACGTGTGATATGTCACTTGCCGCGACTTTCTTTAAAGCGAGTAGGTTTGCTCTTGCTTGACCTTCGTCATCTAATTGATCATTAGGTAAATATAACGGTGATACTGGGTCATCTGTTATATCTGATGTGCTCGCTGACCATGCATCTGCTTTACCAATACCAACGTATACTTTATCTGTACCTACATCTGCTTTAAAGTTTTCTGCATTTAAAACTCTAAAATTTGATGTTACTATTGCTGCCATAATTGTTTCCTTTCTTATTCAATGTCTATAAAAGTAGACGTGTTATATTTATTTATATTAGTTGAGTCTATAGTTTGAAGAGTATTGCTCCCTAAAAACTCAATTGTTTGGTTACTATCAAACAATCTAGACGATGTGAAAAAGTTATTAGTACCTTTTCTTTGTTTATATCCATTATTTATAATGGTTCTAAAATTAGTATTTCTTGTTTTAACTTCATGAGCCTCTGGTTGTTTAGTACCAGATGATGGCTCAGTTACAGTCCAGTTTTGTCCTGAAGTTAAAACACCAACCCTTAATAGTTCTGCAGAACCTGATGGCGCTGCAAATAGTTTTCTACCTTTTACAGAACCTGGTCCTGTAGGATTAGTTTGTTTACCTGAATATGGTTTTTCATCTGTATGATTTAATTGTAATAGAATCTTTTCAGGAGTTTCCTTAACTCTATTCTCATTCATTGATGAACTATTAATTCTTAAACTAGGATCTAAGATATATCCATTACCTACATTTGTTATATTAACAGTAGATATTTCACCTTCAGAATCTAAAGTAAATGTACCAGTTGCTGTAACGTTTGTTGATAATAAATTACCATCTGAGTCAGTAGATGTTGGTGCATCTAATACAATAGTAGGTGCAGATGAATATGTCTTATCTGCTCTACCTAACATTTCTAATGTTGATATCTTACCAGCATTTGTATTACTTGCTACTGAAGCGAACAGCTGAGCCCAATTACTTCCCGCGCTATTAATAGTAATACCATCTGTGTTTAATCTACCTTTGCTATCAATTGTTATACTGATGTTTGGATTTGAAGTTGTCTGACCTGTCTTAGCCACTCCATTAAAAGTAATAGCAGGGGCTGACCCATAACCATAACCTGGATTTAATATATCTACTGCTGTAACTGCGCCTGATGAATTAAGTGTTAAAGATATCTGAGCACTACGATGTATCTTAGCTTCTACATTCGGTAAATATTGAGAAGCAAAAGCTTCAATTATTAATGGTATATCTTCTGGACCAATAATACCTGGTTGTTTATCTGGCATTTTACTAAATAGATTAGTAATAACACCTTCTATTAATTCTAAGAATATTAAAATCTCTGAGAAATATATAAACCCAGATGGATGGACTAATCTATCAAAAGCGTATTCCCAATCAGATATATTAATACCAGACTTAATTAAATAACTAAACTTCTGATACCTATGGCTATCGTGTAACTTAATATTATCAGATAAGAAACCTTTGTTATCTAAGTATTGCCCACCTCTAGGTAGAGATGAATTAGTATCCCACGCACCAGACGATGGTATTAATGTATAGTCATAAGGAAACTCCACTTCAGCTGTATCATTAAATAATAATCTGAAAAAGATTTCAATAGAATCTCTTGAACCTCTAAGTTTATAAAAGTCTATTATTTGTTTATAAAGATTTCTTTTATTAACTGTTACAGACCTTGGAACTGTAGCTGCTATTTCTTTTTGCATTAGTTCTAAATAATTTAAACTATTGTTATCGATATCCATTGCTTGTTCAATAGTATTCATAACATAAGATGGTCCAGGACCTACCCAGTTTGTAACTGGAGTTACAAGTGTTGCTATAGATCCTTCATAAAGTGATAAAGAGTTTAGATCACTATTATCTACTCTATCACTTAATTTAATTCCATTAACTGGTACATTTAAAATAGTTAATGTTTTACCTGTTTGGTTTGTTGTACCTGCTAATGAACCTGGTAATTCGTTACCATTAGTAATCTCTACATTAGCTACAGATAATGGAATTGTATCTATTTGATTTGTAACATTATTCAATACTGTAAGAACTGAGTCTGTACCACTAGGATCATTAAAGAATTTATTATTCTCATTCTTAGGGTCTGCTACTCTGACACGAATAGAACCATTAGTAACTCTATCTGTAAACGTTTCATTCTCTGTGAATATGAATTCGTCCATATTCATAAATGTATAATAAGCTTCTAAGAATTTCTTTAACTTATCATTATCATTAACAATATTCTCTGGTAATATTTGGTCTAGACGAATGTCTTCCTTAGTACCTTCAAGCGTAGAAGTATTATTTTCTAAAACGCCTGGAGAATATGTCTTTTTATATGGCATTATTTAATTCTCGATGTTGTTGTATAATCAATAGAACCTGATGCGCCACCAACTGCAATCGTATCAATCTGAGGACTTATTATAACTTTATCATTTACAACTGATAATAACTGATTTCTTTTTGGTGCAATATCTAAACTATTAGGTACTACTGTAAGTGTAACTACTGTATCTGTATCGGGTGTAAAGTTATTTAAAGTTAATGTTCCTTTCTCTGGATCCATTTCACCAGCTTGTGGTATTACAACAACAGTATCGCCTTCTACTAATTTGTATACAAATAGTTGTCTTTTATTACTACCACTAATTGGCTTATCTCCAAAGTAATGATCGATATTATTAATCTGCATTGCTGTAGATGTTAAAATCATTTTAGTAGATTCACCAGATAAATAAAATGGTGCAGCATATGTTACAACAAATGAATTTGTATTCGTAGCTGATGCTGTAATTGTTTGATACATTCTTGGTCGTAATGTTGAGTTAATAATCGACGGGTCTGCATTATCAATTGCTTTTGTTAATTGTGAGTATCTAAATACACCATCGAATTTATTAAGGTTATCAAAATTATAATCTGTAATAGTATCTCTCACAACTGATTGTAAATCAACTGAAGTCCTATCTGTAAGGTTAGGATTATATTTAAAGAACACATCTAATTCTAAATACGTAAACTCAGGATCAACTATTTCAGGTGTAATAGAAACAATGTTCTTACCTTTTAAAATACTTGACTTAATAGTTGCCTTTTCGGATTCAGTTAATGATGTAGCAAGTAATGGTTTAATTGATACATATACTTTACCATAGTCTGGTGGATCATTGTCTTCACCACCCCATGTAGATATACTATCCACATTAGAAAAGTTCTTTTTAATAATAGAAGCATAGTCCTCTGCGGTCACAGCTCTGTTCTGAGTAATAAATGTTAGCGGAGCGTTGAATCGAATACTTTCTGTTGTTTCTTTTTCAACTCCACCTACTGAAGCAGTTACAGTGGTTGGTGTATCTGCAGAGAATCCTGATATTGAATCTATCATAGAGAATGTTGTTGCACCATTGCTCTCACCACCACTTGTAATCACATAGTCAATTGTTACAACTTCGTTATTAGTTGGCTTACGTCCAGTTACACCATCACCAAAGTATATCTCATAGAACCCTGATGGATTCTCTTGTAAATAGAATACTTTTGATTCGGAATCTACTTTATCTAAAGATTCAAATTGAGTATAGATATCAAAACTATTACTGTTCTCATTTGTTTGTACTCTGACTCTCAATGTAGATGTATCTGCATTCACATCAGATAATTGGAACTTCTGATTCTCAATATCGTTATCTACTCTATATTTGAGTTCTCTTAACTCACCTTCTACTAAAGTAACATTATTAAAAATATAGTTACGTCCTGTATCATTTACAGTATTATTATTGAGTACAAGATATTTGTATTCTTCACCATCAGGTAATACTGTACGAAGTTTAGTACCACGAGCTAATGTTAATGGATTATCAAAGTTATGGCTATCATGACCAGAGCCTGTTAAGTCTACTGTTATATTGACAACAGCACGAGGGGATAATTCTGAACGAGGTATATACCCTAAGAGTTTCGCACGGGTAACAACATTACCACGTATCTGCGCAGAATCCAAAAAGGATTCATTCAAACTATAATGAGCATTGAGCGCATTGTAGTGAGTATTATATGCTAAGACATCTAATAATATATTGAGACCACTACCTTCAAAGTCATAACTACTAAATTCGTTTTGACGTTTGAGGAAGTTCTTTAAATTATTTTTGATATCATCGAAATCTAATTCTGTTACTTTTAAATTGGTTGCCATAGTTCTTCTCTACCTTAATCTTCTTAATACGATATTGACTGTTTCTTCTTGATCATTCTCTTTTATACGAAAGTTTACACTTACCTTATATGCATTATCGTCTGCATTATCTATTATAACTACTCCTAATAAATCTACACGAGGCTCATATCTACGAATCACTCGCGCTATATTATCACGCATTGAGATCTTTGTAAAAGGATCAGCAGGCTCAAACAATAACGAACGAAGGTTAGCACCTTTCGTTACTGCAAACGGCCTTTCGTAAAAATTAGACACGAGTAAATTTTTCAGAGCATTACCTATCGCTACATCATCACGTAATGGAACAATATCTTTACGGATTGGATGAATGGTCAACGACAAGTCTAAATCAGTCCACGAACGTTTTCGCGAATCGAGTTTAGATTTTCTATAATTATCGTTTACTTGTTTATCAGATAGGTTTGCCATATAGTTATTTATAATGTTTATACTCGAGTTTTAATCTAATATAAAAATTGTATCTCCTTCGTTTGTTCCAGCAGATATAGTAATTGTGTTATCGCTATAAAGCACTTCAGAACTCAAAATTACTCCAGGGATTTTTTTTGTACCATTTATGAATACAAAGCGTGGCTTAGAATTTAAACCGCTATTGCCATGGATATCTACTCCAGTAAACTCTGTCTGTCCTTCTGTAGCAATATACTTTAACGAACCACTACGGTCTACAGATATATTCGATATGGTTGGTAAAGACGCAACGGACGAATTAGTCAGCGGCGCTATTTCTAAAACAGACTCCAGCGTAATCGATTTTGGCATTCCGATCAGTGATAGGAAGTCGCAGAAGTCGAATACGATAAACTCTAATATCTTGCCAAGGCCAATCGCATCCAGAAACTTCGCTATGGATTCCATATATACTTTATATAGATACGTTGGATATTCCTGAATAAAGTCTTGTAACTTCTCTAATAAACGATTCATATCACGTTCTGCGATATCGATACTCGTATCGAACTCACCGCCTAAGGCATCTATTAGAGAGAAAGGGCCTATGGCTATATTAGACAGAGCGTCGAGTTTGTCTTGTACACTCTTTGTTTGATCTGCAAGAATACTTTGAACGAGAGAGGTAGGATCCGTAAAATCGAAACCAGCGAACGAGGGAAGGCCTAGAGTATCCCATATTTCGTCAAAGACATCGATTGCTCCAGAGATACCATTCATTATTAATCCTAATATACCACCATTGAGTTGACTCATTATATACGAAAAGGCTACATCACATTGTAATTCTTTAGAATCTAATCCATATCGACCATCATATGTTTTATATTGGTCTGGTACCAAAGCGTATATGGTGTCAATATTTTCGCAGGTAATTTTTTTTATAGATTTTATATACGAAGGATCGCTCCATATTTTTAATATGTCTATTCGTAATCCCCCTATAACAGGTATTTCAAAATCAATTGGAACAACCTTATTCACTATCTCTAATATACGAACACCAACATAGTTATGGTATTCTTGTACCATCGCAGTTATTCGCTTCTCCCATTCAATCTCTGGTATATCTAATTCGTTATATAATGGACGAGGAACCGATACAGGAAAGTTACCAAGGAGTTTATCGATATCATCTAGCGCCTCTTTTACTTCATCGTATGGAGAGTTAGCAAGTTGTATAAAGATGTTCGTTAATTCTGCCTTGGTTGGAAGTATGACAGATGAGCACGGTATATTAATAGTGGCCATAGATATCAGAAGCTTGAACTAATATTTAAACGCATATTAAAGTACATCGCCGTATTCCTTAGATCCATTGAGAGATAGCTTTTTAGTAGGGGCTGAACGTACCTCTATATCGCCAGTAGAATGCATCTTAATATAAGACCCTGAGGGATGTTTTATTTCGAGAGATTCTTTATTATCTGTATCTACTATATGGAGTGTTAGACCTCCTTTCGTAGTGTATATCTTATTGTCTACATCTGCACCCTTTGGTATATCCTCTACACCTTTTGTCTTTGTTGCAATA